GGCACAATAAACCATGGCTTTATTTGGACGTAACAAAGTTGCTGCACTCGGCACGTCAGTAGACCCCGAGATTAAAGCCGCTGTAGGTTATGGCACCGGTAGCAATGCTGGCGCGTCGCAAATAAATAATTTCTATGCGTACACCAATGGCGAAATGCGACAAATTGCTATGCGCGTACCTACGATTAGCCGCGCTCGTGACCTTATGGCCAGCGTCATTGGTTGTCTAAAACTCGAAATGTACCGCGACATTTGGAACGGCGAAGAACTAGAAAAAGTACCGCTAGCCCCCCGCGCATGGTTAAACCGTATAGACCCAAACGTCACAAATAACTTTATTCTAAGTTGGACATTTGACGACCTATTCATGTGGGGTAGAGCGTTTTGGTACATCAAAAGCCGTACCGCCGACGGATACCCGGCATCATTTGAGCGCCTGCCAGCCGCGATGGTCACGACCCAAGACCAAGCCGGCCCCGTATGGTTTGGGCCGTCTAACCAAGTTTTCTTTTCGGGTTTGCCTATTGAGTCGGAAAACTTAATTCAGTTTCTTAGCCCCGTCCAAGGTTTGCTTTACACGTCGAGCGAAGCCATCACGACCAGTTTGCGTCTGGAAGCCGCAGCACGACGCAATGCCGAAAGCGCCATTCCGGCGGGCGTTTTGCGGCAGATTTCTGGTGAGCCTTTGAGCGGTCAAGAGCTTGCAGACTTGGCTTCACTTTTCAACGCTGCGAGAATGACCAACCAGACGGCGGCACTTTCGGAGTCTTTGACATACGAGGCCACTACCGCAACACCCGACAAAATGATGTTGGTAGAGTCCCGCGACTTCCAAGCTCGTGAATTGTGCAGAGCCGCAAATATCCCCAATTACCTTGCTGGAATAGACCAAGGCTCATACCAATACACCACTTCGGCTGGCGCTCGCGCCGACCTTTACCTGTTTGGTGCCAAGGCGTTTATTGACTGCATTTCAGAAACCTTGTCAAGCGACAACGTACTGCCCCACGGCACTTACGTTAAGTTTGACGTAGAAGAATACCTAAGCGAGTCCTACCTAGGCGACTCTGAAGTAGAAACAGAAACAACAATAGAAACCCCGAGGTATGCAAATGATTAGGTTTACCCCCAGCTCTTTTACTGTCGAGGCCGCAAAAGGCGCAACGCCTAAGCGCACAATTTACGGTCTAGCCGCGCCATATAACGTGGCCGCACGTACCAGTACCGGGCAAGAAGTACTTTTTATGCCGGGCAGTTTGCCAGTTGACGGCCCCGCGCCGAAACTTATGCAGTACCACGACTCGACAAAGCCTATTGGCATTGTGACTGAGCGCGTAGAAACACCAGAAGGCGTAATGTTTGCAGCGCGTATTTCAGCCACTAACGCTGGCGACGAGGCTTTAACACTTGCCCAAGACGGCGTGCTCGACTCAGTGAGCGTTGGCGCGACCCCGACAGAGTGGACAATGGTAGACGGCGTTATGCATGTCACCGCCGCTATCTGGTCAGAATTAAGCATGGTTTCCGAAGGCGCGTTTGCCGATGCGAAAATCCACCAAATTGCTGCACAGTCTGATATAACATCAGTAGAGACGGAACCCGACACCGACGAGAACGAAACCGAAGAAGAAACAACAGAAACCCCAGAGGAGTCACCCGTCATGGAAAACCAAGCACCAGTAGTCGAGGCATCAACACCTACAGCTCCTTTGTGGGCAACTGCTAAACCACAATTTAAGTTGCCGGCACCTAGCGAATACATTGCAGCAATGCACGCAGGCGGCAGCGCGTTTGCTGAAATGAACGCACGCATTCAAGCAGCTGCACCAAATATTACTACGACTGATACACCAGGTATCTTGCCCGAAATCATTACCGGCACGGTGTACGACTCGCTCAACCCAATTCGCCCATTTGTTGCAGCAATCGGTACAAAAGCGATGCCAACCGCTGGCGCAACATTCCGCCGCGCAAAAATTACAACACGTCCAGTAGTAACGGAACAGCCAACCGGTCAGCTAAACACGCTCGACCCATCAACCGTAGTCGTTGCAAACGCCGATATCAGCAAGCTCACGTTTGGCACATATGTGGTCGTCTCCGAACAAGACGTTGACATGAGCGACCCCGCCAGCATCAACATTATTCTTGAGCAGTTGGCTATTGCCTACGGTCAAGCAACTGACAACTACGCAGTAGACCAAATGGTGAGTTCAACTACACAAACCGAAACACTTAGCAGTTTTTCGGGCCAAGACATTGTCGAGGCTATCTATGGCGCTGCATACCAAATCTCAAACAGCAGCAACTACTTGCCAACACATTATTTTGTTTCGCCAGTAACTTGGGCAAAACTCGGTATGGCCGTAGACGGCGACAATCGACCAGTGTTCCCATTTGTTGGCGCACCCGGACTTGGTGGCTACAACGCAGCAGGCACACAGTCGGCAACTTCATGGAACGGCAACCCATTGGGCTTAACGCTTGTAGTAGACAAAAACATGGCTGGCGGAACCACAACCGGCACCATTTCTGGTGTAGTTGGTCACGCCGCTGGCCCAGCTGCAGGTTTTGAGTTTTATGAGTCAATGCGTGGAGCCGTATCAGTACAAAAACCATCAGTGCTCGGTATTGAAATCGCTTGGCGCGGACTCGCTGCGGTCTACATGGCAGACGCAACCAAGTTCGTCAAACTCGTAAACGCATAACCCGAAAGGCGGTTATCCGCCATGGCGGTCTACTCAATAACGCACAAGCAAATCGTCGATAACTACGGCGTTTTGCAACTGCTCACTAACGCGCTGGTACAGCCCGGCGACAGCATCACTGTTGCGGCCGTTGACGCAACATTCAACGGTACGCGCACTGTCTATGCTTGCCCGCAGTTCTATTACCTAGGCGTAGACGAATACGGCGACCTACTTTTTAACTACGACTTGCCAATAGCTAACCAAGTCTTGTTTGCTTTAACGGCGGCAGACGTCGAGCGCGGCCCAGCCACCGGCACGTTGAGTTACGCCCCCAATGTGCAATGGGTAACAGCAGCGCAAATTGAGGACTGGTTAGGCATTGGAACAGCGACCAGCGCCGATACCGCATTTTTGGCACAGTGCGCGTCAGCTTGTAATTCTTTTGCGTTTCGTCGCCGTCAAGAGTCCGGCTATATTGATAACCCGTCAAGTTCCCCAAGCGGTGACGTAACTCTCGGCACGATAATGCTGGGGGGTGCCTATTACCGAAATCGGGGAAGTATTGACCAGTTCGCTAGTTTCGGAGACGGCGGCGCGGTAAACGTCACGGGCTTGTCTGGCATGATTAAACAACTGCTTGGCATTGACAGACCGCAAGTGGCCTAGCGCATGCCAGTGACCTTTACAGACCTCTTTAACGAGGCTCTAGACGACCTAGTAGCAACGCTCACGGCAGTTAGTGGGCTTCAAGTGGTCAACGACCCGCGCAACCTTGTGCCGCCGTGCGTATTTATTGACGCGCCAACATTCGAGGCGTTTAACTTCAACATCGTAAAGATGTTGTTCCCCGTGCGCTGCATCACACTTGGCCCGAACAACCTAGACGCGCAACGGTCACTGATGAACCTTGCCGCCAAGGTCATTGGCGCTAAAGTTGGTGTTCAGGACGGCCGCCCAACTATCGCCATTATTGGTGGTGCTGAGTATCCGGCCTACGACTTGACCATAGCCATGCAGGCCCAAACCGGTTAGGAAAAATATGTACGTAGTAAACAGTCCCAGAGTCGGCATTGTCGGCGAACCTTTCAACACAGACGGCCACGACGTCGCCTACCTTTTGGCTGGCGGTTTCATTGTCGAGAAATCACACACCAAGCCCGCAAAATCTGCTAAAACAGAAGCAGAAGAAAACCCCGAGGAGTAAACCCCATGGCAACAAGTACTTATCTCTCAAACCCAGACGTGCTATTTGGCGCGGTTAACTTGTCAGACCAGTGCACAAGCGTGCAATTTAACCAAACCATTGAGGCTTTAGAGTCCACAGCATTTGGTGGCAATGCCCGCGTTTACACTGCTGGCCTACAGGCAAACGAGTTAACCATTACAATGTATGCGAGCTACGCTTCGAGTGAGTCGTACGCAACGCTCAGCACTCTTGTTGGTACACAAATTGCAACTATCATTGTTTCACCAGCTGCGCCAATGACCCCCGGTACATACACCTCGACAAACCCCGGCTTTACTCTTAGCGGCGGATACCTTGAAACACTGCCAGTCATGAACGCGTCAATGGGCGAACTCGCCACCATGGATATTGTTATTCGCGGCGGCACCTACACCGTAGACGTATCTTAAAAACAAACAACCTGAAAGGTAGCCCGACATGCAGTTAAGGCTCAAAGTACAACGTCAGAATGAAGATGCCTACGAGGTAACCACCAGCCTTGCGGTCATTGTCGCATGGGAACGGCGCTTTAAGCGCCGCGCCAGTGACCTAGGCAGCGGTGTAGGCATGGAAGACTTAGCCTTTATGGCTTACGAGGCCAGCCAACGCTTAGGCGTTATCGTCCCCGCCACACTCGACGCGTTCATAAACAGCATTGAGAACCTAGAAGTAGTAGACAGCGAGCCCGAAACTTTTACCGTGCCGGAACTATCCGGCGACAGTTAGCCGAACTTCTATTACACACGGGCTGGTGGCCCCCAAGTGTAGACTTTGAGTTACCAGACTTAGCCACCGTTATAGATGTACTTGAAAGGCAGCGTAAACAAAATGCCCGCTAGCGCGTCTTACAAGGTTTACGGTATCCAAGAGGCTTTAGCGGAAATAAACAAGGTTGACCGTGTTTTACGCCGGCAGATTACTAAAGACATTCAGTCTGGGGCTGGTACTCGACTTGTGACTGCGGCCCGCTCGTTTATTCCGACGGCCCCGCCGTTGTCGCGCATGGTTAATGGCAACATGATTAAAGGCCGCGACGGCACGGGTTGGTCACGCACCCGTGTTCTCGCTGGCATACGCACAGTGGTTGGCAAACGTGGTCAGCGTGCCCGCACTGTAAGGTTCTCTAACGGCCGTACAGCGGATTTTAAGGCGACGCAATACCAGTTGCTGGTTCTACAGCAACGCGACGCCGCTGGCGCAATCTGGGACCACGCAGGCATCAGAAATGGCGGCCAGTTCGTAACCAACCTTGTTGCTGAAGGCGAGCACGTCGGCCCCGCAGCTGCGCCTCGCGCATTGGAACCAGCCGCCGAGAGTGTGCTACCCGCTGTCGAGGCTGAGGTAGGCAAGATAGTTGAGCGCGTTATGACTATTGTTAACCGTAACCTTGTAACGACTAGGACGCGCTAAATGGCTATCAACATTCCGATTATTTCAAGTCTGAACACTAAAGGTTTTGACGCAGCCAAAAAAGAGTTTGCCAGTCTGCAAGGTTTCGGCGCTAAGAGCGGGTTTCTGCTACAAAAAGCAATGCTTCCCGCCGCCGGCGCTGTCACCGCATTGGCTGGCGGTCTCGGTATGGCCGCCAAGGCAGCAGCAGCAGACGAAAAAAGCGCAAACCTTTTAGCCCAACAGTTAAAACGCACACTTGGCGCTAACGATGAAGTAACGGCCAGCATGGCTCGGTTCGTAGACCAGACGCAATTAGCCACAAACGTGACCGACGACGAACTTAGGCCGGCTCTTGCCGGGCTTGTGCGTTTTACAAAAGATGCCAGCAAGGCTC